ACACCAAATTCTCTAGACCCACTTCGTAGATTAATTGAATACTATAAAATGTATTCGTTATATTTGATTCAAATTAAAGGTTATGTATTTCATTGTAGAAAATATAGATCAGTTTAAAAAGCTGAGTATTAAAGACGAGTGCTTCGTACAGCTCGTTACTGGCAATGATAGATTTCACCCTAAACTAACGTACGCAAGCTTACTCTATTACAACGATGGTGAAAAAGGCTATATATTCCCATTCAAACATTCAGAAGCATTCAGTCTAGATTTTGAAGCGGTTCACTCGTTTCTTAAGTCTCACAAGAAAGTGTATTTATTGGACAAGAAGTTCCACTCTTACTTCTTAGATCTGCCTAACGCCATAGACCTACACTTCGTTAATCTTGATCAGACAAACGAATTTAACCAGTTCGATTGCGATACTAATTTACACCACGACTTTTACTCTCGTTATGGGCACCTTCCCATTACAAATGAGATCCTTCCCATAGCAAAGCACTACGAGAGATGTCAATGCTTGTACGATTATGTTAAAGGCTACTTCGATCTAGAGACAGATATACAAACGCAAGAGGACTTCATTAACGCGTACAAGTCTGTCGAGGAGAATCCAATAAAGGTAGATGTAAACTGTTTGCTGGATAAGTACCAGATTCACGACCAGAATTACTCTATTAAAGGGGACAAGATGTACTCTTGCTACAATCTATACAATTTAACAGGTAGACCAACAAATTCATTCAACAGCATTAACTTCTTGGCGATTCCCAAAGAGAACGACTTTAGAAGCTGTTTCTTACCTAGTAACGATTTTTTAGTTGAATTTGACTTTGACGCTTATCACCTAAGACTAATCGCAAAGCTAATAGGCTTCGAATGTCCACAAGAGTCTTTCCACGAGTATCTTGGTAAAAGCTATTTCAACAAAGAAGAACTTACCGAAGAGGAATACAAAGAATCCAAAACGATTACATTCAAACAGCTTTACGGTGGAGTAGACAAAAAGTACAAGCATATAGACTTCTTTGCACAAATGGGTTCTTATATAGACGATATGTGGAAGCAATACAATAAGCAACGCGCATATAAGCTTCCCACCGGCCGAATAATTAAGATGGACGATTCGATGACCAAGTACAAGCTGTTTAACTACGTGGTGCAAAACCTAGAAACGAAGGAAAATATTTATAAGATACAAGAGATTCAGACCTATCTTAAAACGACAGACGCCAAGACGAAGCTAATTCTGATCACATACGATTCTTTCCTATTTGACTTTAGTAAAAAGGACGGAAAAAAGACACTAGAGAAGATCAAAACTATATTGGAATTTGGCCAAATGAAAGTAAAACACAAACATGGAACCAGCTATGCATTCTAAACTAATTACAAATATTTATTAAACAAGGTTATGACAGAAACAAACACATTAGAATTAACACCAGAATCGCTTATGAACAAGCTGTTTTGCACATTCGCTAAAAAAGAGTTATTAGACGAAAGGTTGCAAGAAATAAATAAAGAATACAAGATACTTTACAATAAAATATTCGTATTGGCTTCCCCAGAGTCTGACGAGTACATGTGCACATATAATATAGAGATAGAAGGACCTAACACCAAGATCCTACCGAATACTATTCTATTGCACCGAAAAAAAGAATCTAACACCCTATACACAATTAACGCCCTTAACACGCTAATCAAAACTCTTAACAACGGAGTATTGGACAATAAGTTCGTGGTAAATTGGGCTGATTATAGGAATGCTATCCTATTAACGCAAGGAGAAGACCTAAGAAAGTTGAACACTTCTATCCACAAGATAGTTGCAGTTTAACTCACTGAGGAATAAATTTTTTTCTTTCGAATATTTTTAGTATATTAGCTTATATAATAAACAACAGTTATGGACATTTCACAATTAAAATCTAGGCTCGCTTCCCTACAGAACCCAAGAGGCGGACAGAAAAAGGACTACAGTTTAACAATCTGGAAACCTACTGTCGGTAAACACTTAGTTCGTATTGTACCTTCTATGTACAACAAATCGAACCCATTCAAGGAATTATTTTTCCACTACGGTATCAACAACAAGACAATGATTTCTCCGACTTCTTTCGGCGAAAAAGATCCTATTGTTGAATTCGCACAAGGTTTAAGAAAATCAAGCGAAAGAGACAATTGGCAAACTGCTAAGAAGTTAGAACCAAAATTACGTGTATTCGTTCCAGTCATCGTAAGAGGCGAAGAAGACAAAGGCGTAAGATTATGGGAATTCGGTAAGCAAGTTTACATGGACTTGTTAGCAATCTTGGAAGACGAAGACGTAGGCGATTTCACAGACCCTATTCAAGGTCACGACATTACAGTCGACACAGCTGGTAAAGAAACTACTGGATTAATGTATAACACATCTACTGTTCGTGTAAGAACCAAAGTTACTCCATTATCAGAAGATGGTGATAAAGTAAAGACATGGTTAAACACACAGCCAGATCCAGAGACTTTATTCAAGCGTTATTCTTACGAAGAGATGAAAGCTGCATTGTTAGCGCATTTGAATCCTGAAGAGGAGATCAAACAGAACGCAGACACAGTTGTAGAAAAAACAGCTGACACAGGCGACTTACCTTGGGAAAAAACAGAAGAAGCTCCTAAACAGGCTTTCAGTTTAAACACAAGTAAGACCGAGATCGATTCCAAGATCGACGATTTATTCAACTTTTAATTTATAAGCCCTCACCTAAAAACGAGGGCTTTTTAAACCACACAAATGGCAAAGGCTAAAGAAGGGTTAAATAGCTCCATATCAAAAGCTATCAAGACAGAATTCAATTTAGACAATTTTAAGAAGTCAAAAAATCTTTCATCTACGTCCATTAAGTTTAAGGACCAAGAGTGGATTCCATTATCAAAATCGTTTCAAGACGCATTGCAAATCCCAGGTGTTCCAAAGGGTCACATTACTCTATTACGTGGTCACTCTGATACTGGTAAAACAACAGCTTTATTAGAGGCTGCAGTAAATGCTCAAAAAATGGGTATCTTGCCAGTCTTTATTATCACAGAGATGAAATGGAGTTGGGATCATGCTAAAGAGATGGGATTGCAATTTGAAGAAGTAGCAGACGAAGACGGTGTAGTAAATGACTACAAAGGATTTTTTATATTCGTTGATAGAGAAAAGATGAATTGTATCGAAGATGTATCTGCGTTTATCTTGGATATTTTGGACGAGCAGAAAGCTGGTAACTTACCTTACGATATCTGTTTCTTTTGGGACTCTGTGGGCTCTGTCCCATGTAGACTATCAATAGAGTCAAACAAGAACAACAATGAGTGGAATGCGGGTGCAATGTCGCAACAGTTCGGACAGTTCGTTAATCAGAAGATTGCATTATCAAGAAAAGAGAGTCAACCTTATACCAATAGCTTTGTTGCAATCAATAAAGTTTGGGTCGCAAAGCCTGAAACTATTATGAGTCAACCAAAGATGAAGAACAAAGGTGGAGACACAATGTTCTTTGACGCTTCTCTTATTATCACTTTTGGAAACGTAACTAATGCAGGCACAAACAAGATCAAAGCTACCAAGAATGGTAAAGAGGTAGAGTTTGCAAAGAGAACAAAAATCTCTTGCGATAAGAACCACGTTACTGGCGTTACTGCTTTGAACAAGGTTATTATGACAGTACACGGATTTATTGACGACGATAAGAAAGCATTGGATGCATATAAGAAACAGTATTCTCATCAGTGGTTAAAAACATTGGGTTCAAAAGATTTCGATGTAGTTGAAGAAGCGGACGAAGACATTAAAGACATATTTGACAGTTCAGAACATGAATAAAGATTACCAAAAGATATTTGATTCGCTTGGAAAGGAAGAAGTTGAAGAGACAAAAGAAGATCTAAAGGTAAACGATAGAATTTTAATTATCGATTCTCTTAACACTTTCCTGCGAGCATTTACAGTTATACAACATTTTAACAAGAGTTTAAATCACGTTGGTGGACTTACTGGCTACTTAAGGTCGCTTGGTTTTGCCATCAACTTGATAAGACCGACCAGAGTGATCCTGGCGTTTGATGGTAAGGGTTCATCTACTAATAAACGTTACATCTATCCAGAGTACAAAGCTAACAGAGGCATACGCAGGGTCACTAACTGGGACGCTTTTGAGAATCAGGAACAAGAATCAGAAGCAATCACAAATCAGTTGGTTAGATTGATAGATTATTTGAAGTGTTTGCCTGTAGATTTAATTTCGATAGACAAAATAGAAGCTGACGATGTTATAGGTTACATCACTCAACAGATGGATACTGACTTTACGATAATGTCTTCAGACCGAGATTATTTACAGCTCGTATCTGAAAGGATTACTGTATATTCTCCTACGAAAAAAATCTTCTACACTCCTAAAAAAGTTTTAGACCAATACGGAGTTAGCAGCGAAAACTTTTTGAATTATAAAGTTTTAACTGGAGATTCTGGAGATAATGTTCCTGGAATTAAAGGCATCGGACCAAAGACGATAACAAAACTTTATCCAGAATTATCGAGCTATAATAAAATGACTTTAACAGAAGTTATACAAAAAGCAAAAGACGGAGATGGAAAAGCATTCATGAGTATTAGAAATTTTGAGCATCAATTAAAGATAAACGAAAAGTTAATGGATCTAACAAATCCCAACATACCAGAAGATTCCATTGTAGAAATACAAGAAATGTTGGCGAGTCCTAACAAGACTTATAGATCAAAGGAATTTATGGAAATTTATCACGAAGACGATTTAGGAAATTCGATAGCAAATCTCCAGTCGTGGTTACACAATCATTTTCACCAGTTATCAAAATATAAATAAGTTATGGCAGTTTTAAATCAGTTACAACAGTACGGAGTAGGTTTTCAAATTAAGGTTTTATCGAGCTTATTAAAAGATAAAGAATTCTTACAAAATATAAACGACATTTTGGACGTAGAGATGTTCGATAATCCAGCGCACAAGTGGATTGTACAAGAGATATTAAGGTACTATTACAAGTATCACACAACGCCTTCTATGGAATCTTTACAGGTCGAAGTTAAGAAGATCGACAACGACGTATTAAAGGTAAGCGTAGTAGAACAATTAAAAGACTCTTTGAAAGCTACAGACGAAGACAGAGAATACGTAGAGAGCGAATTTTCCAACTTCTGTAAGAATCAGCAGATGAAGAATGCAATTATGAATTCTGTTAGTCTTTTGGAGAAAGGTGAATTCGATCAGATTAGATCAATGATCGATACAGCGTTAAAAGCTGGTCAAGACAAGAGAATAGGACACGAATACGAGAAGGACATGGAAACTCGTTATAGAATGGAGCAGCGTTCTCCTATCGCAACTCCATGGACTAATCTAAACGAATTGCTGATGGGAGGTTTAGGCGTAGGAGATCTAGGAATTATATTCGGAAATCCAGGAGGAGGTAAATCTTGGTTGTTGGTTAACTTAGGCGCTGAAGCCGTACAATTAGGCTACACAGTTAATCATTACACTCTAGAACTTTCTGAAGATTATATTGGTAAGAGATACGACGCATTGTTTACTGGAATAGACGTTCAACAGATTCACTTGAATAGAGACAAGGTTCAACAAGAAATTGACAAGCTAAAAGGCAAGTTAATTATCAAGGAATTTCCAATGGGAAAAACCACTCCAAACACAATAGAAAATCATATTCAAAAGTGTAGAGATTTGGGTCATCCTCCAGATTTAGTGATTATAGATTATGTTGATCTATTAAAGAGTAAAACTAGATCAGTAGATCCAAAGGATGCTATAGACGATGTGTATACAGCAGTAAAAGGTATGGCAAGAGAATTAAAAGTACCAATTTGGACTGTATCCCAAGTAAATAGGATGGGAGCTAAGGACGATGTAATTGAGGGCGATAAGGCAGCAGGATCTTACAATAAAATGATGATTGCAGACTTTGCGATGTCTTTATCAAGAAAGAGACAGGACAAGGTAAATGGTACTGGTAGAATGCATGTAATGAAAAATAGGTACGGAGCAGATGGTATGACTTACGCAGCTAAAGTAAACACTAACTGCGGAAGAATCGAGATCAATAAAGACGAGATAAGCGAAGACGATTTGACATTTGATAATGGCCAAAAGCCTGCATTCAATGGCTCTGGATTCAGCTCCGATGAAAAAAACTATCTTTCTAAGAAATTCTTTGAAATGAAGCTATAAATTTAGCTCAAAAAGGCCATATTTATTAGTACAAAACGCACTTTATGAACTTTTTAATCAATTTATTCAAGAGATCGAAAAAAGGAGATAACTTCAGAACTCCTGCTACTGTTAACAAGTATAACGATCAAATAGCTCAATTGAATACTATTTCTCCTAATCAGTATGACAAAATTAATGTTAATACGATTAATAGAACTTCTAAAACAGAAGCTGCGTTAACTCAAACAAAGTCGAATACTACAGTACCAGGATCTAGGTAGTATTTAGCAGACATCAAGAATCTTATTATAAAGGTTGCGACGAAAGTCTAAAGGTATAAAACTATGCTCAAAGGCTAAACTGGGCTCAATTATTAATTAAAACATAAAAAAAACAAGCGAAATGGACATTACGCAGGAGATTCTATCTGACATCACGGTATATAACAAGTACGCGAAGTACTTACCAGAATTAGAAAGAAGAGAAACATGGAACGAGATAGTTACTAGAAACAAAGAGATGCATCAGAAAAAGTTTCCACAATTGTCCGAAGAAATAGAAAACGCTTACAAATTAGTGTATGGTAAAAAAATTCTTCCTTCGATGCGTTCGATGCAGTTTGCAGGTAAGCCCATTGAAATCAATAATGCTCGTATATTTAATTGCTCTTTTGCTCCTGTTAATGATTGGAGGGTGTTCAGTGAAGTAATGTTCCTTTTGTTAGGAGGTTGTGGAGTTGGATATTCGGTGCAAAAGCATCACATCGATCAGTTACCTGAGATTGTAAAACCAATTAAAGAAAAGCGATTCTTAGTTGGAGATTCTATCGAAGGTTGGGCAGACGCAGTAAAGATCTTGATGAAGTCCTACTTATTAGGTGGACCAAGACCTAAATTTGACTTTAGAGACGTTAGACCAAAAGGAGCAATGTTAATCACAGCAGGCGGTAAAGCTCCAGGACCAGAGCCTTTAAAAGAGTGTTTGTTCCAAATTCAAAAGATTTTAGATCGTAAAGAGAATGGAGACAGATTAAGTCCTATCGAGTGTCATGATATCATTTGTTATATCGCAGATGCAGTATTATCGGGCGGTATTCGTAGAGCTGCTTTAATTAGTTTATTCTCTTTCGACGACGATGAAATGTTAACTTCTAAGTTTGGAGCTTGGTGGGAAAACAATCCACAAAGAGGTAGAGCAAATAACTCAGCAGTAATTCTAAGAGATAGAATTGTAAAAGAAGAGTTCTTAGATTTGTGGAAGAAAATCGAATTATCAAACGCAGGTGAACCAGGATTCTTCTTAACAAACGACAAAGATTGGGGAACTAATCCTTGTGCTGAGATTGCATTGAAGCCTTTTCAATTCTGTAACTTGTGCGAAGTGAACGTATCTAACTTAGAGTCTCAAGAAGATTTTAACGAAAGAGTGAGATTAGCTGCTTTCATTGGTACACTACAAGCTTCTTATACAGACTTCCACTACTTAAGAGACGTATGGAAGAAAACAACTGAAAAAGACGCATTGATTGGAGTTGGTATGACAGGTATTGCTTCTGGAGCTGTATTGAAATTAAACATGAAAGAAGCCGCAATAATCGTAAAAGAAGAAAACGAAAGAGTAGCAAAAATATTAGGTATTAACAAAGCTGCAAGATGTACAACAGTTAAACCATCAGGTACCACTTCAATGGTATTGGGAACTTCATCAGGAGTACATGCTTGGCACGATAAGTTCTATTTAAGAAGAATGAGATTGGGTAAGAACGAAGCTTTGTATACTCACTTAGCGATCAATCACCCAGAATTAGTAGAAGACGAATACTTTAAACCACAAACTCAAGCAGTAGTTGCTGTACCACAAAGAGCACCAGAAGGAGCAATCACTCGCTCTGAATCTGCAATGGATCTTTTACACAGATTGGAAAAGTTACACAAAGAGTGGATCAAGCCAGGTCACAGAACAGGTAGAAATACTCACAACGTTTC